GATCTCATCCAAATCGGAGGTCAGATTGATAACCTGGTGGACAGGGCTCGGAAATCTGGCAGCGAAGACGGCAAGCGTAATGAGGATCCTAATGAAATTCTAAATAAATTATTGGACTCTCTGTTTGCAATGAACGAATCTGATCTAGATTCAAAACTGGACGATCCAGCATTTGACCAGTACTTTGGTAATCCAAATATGAAAGCTGCGTTAGATAGTTATTTCATGTACTTAAATGAAAGAATTTTAGAATTTCGTAAAAATCTAGAAGAAGCCCTATCTAAAAAGGAAATCAATGAGGTTGAGATCGAAGAAATAAGTAGTAAGATTTTTACGTTTGTTGCACGGATCCATATTCTTGAAAAGATTTATGCTAAATTAGCCAGTAAAGGCACAACTGATTTTAGCGGAGAAATTTACGAAAAGATTAAAAAGATGCAGGACGATTTAGCCGATGCATTCTCTTTAAAGATTAAAATTCCAGCCAAAATAGCACAACAAGCCTATGCTAACTTTGAGCAAGCTGAGACTGAGGAAGCCCAAAAAGAAGCAGCAACCGAAGTATTTGATGCAATTCACACAGCCGAGGTAATTACGGACGACATGTCTGATGAACTTACTGCAGGTATTCAAGCAGCCGACAAAGAATATGAGGCTAAAATAGACTCAAAATTGGGAGCTGGCACCTCAGCTGACCTAAAAAGCGGGCTATTCATTAACAAGAACACTGCATCTATAATTAGAAGAATCTTTCAATTTCAATACACAAACTGGACAAATGAGGCCGACATTATCCGAGAAGCAAACTCACTAAAGGTGAGTATTAACGGATTTCCGGACGTATCGGACGAAGCCAAAGAATACTTGGTTAAAATGGTTGACGGAATTCAAAAGAGTCTTATTGAAAGAGCAAAAAGCAAAGAGTTTGAAACCCAGAAATACAAGGGAATTCATTATGATTTCAATAAGAAATTACCATTATATGAAAGAACTGCTCTACCTGTCACAGGAAAACAAATTGCAGATGATACAAAGATAATGAAATTTAGAAAAGCTGCGCAAGCCCTGATGGGGCTGGTATTTGGAGAAGATACTACTGGAAATACTGCAGCTGGTCAAGCGTTTGCTAAAACCGGTAAACACCTACATACGCTGTATGCTAAAACTTTGAATACTACAGCCAAGGCCGTAGGTAAAGCAGTTAAGGGTAGAGAAGGAGAAATGAAAGCGGATGCTTACTCCAGACTTTTTATCCTAGACACATCAGTAGTTGACGAACCTAAACCTAAAGCGGTTACTGAAGAAGGCGAAGCTCCTGGAGTTACTCCACAAGTTCCAGGTTCAATTGGTTCGATGGGACCAATAACTCCTCCTACTCAAAATACAATAGGTTCAGGCGATAAATTCGTTTCACTTGGCGGCAATACCCAAAAGAAAAAGAAGAAGTCTTCATCCGTATTAGGATTCGCAGATTTTATAAAAGAACAAAATAACCGATACCAAAAATGAGAATTGTTAAAACATTCGAAAGCTTTTTTAATGGTCATGATGACCACGAAATGATGCCTCACCATGCATCAAAACCAGACATGCAGCACCATCTAGTTGCCAAAATCGATCATGATGAGCACCATGAAACTGAGAACTACATGTTCTTTGGAAACTTAGAAACTATCCAAAGATTGACAGAGCTCATGTTAAAAATGGATCCAAGAAAAGTAGATCAAGTTCTAAAGGATGGACACAGTTGGGCAGTAGATCATATCGCTACATCAAAGGACGATATTGAAGAGGTTGCTAACTTTCTAATCGGTGAAATGAATGAAGTTGACGAAAATTTAGTAAACGAAGCAGACTCATTAGAACTAGGTGGAATCGCAAAACGAATATATGCTGATTTAAAACAGGAAGGCAAGCAAGTTAGCATGACTTATCAAAACACCGAAATGGGTAAACGCGGTACATCTAAAGACTTCTCAAAAGAAATTGGTGGTAAACCTGGAGATATTACAATTTGGGCATATCCAAATCACATAATGGTACAGACTGACTCGGAAGAAGAGGCTCAATCAATAATTGACAAGTACTCAACCGGAACATTGATTGGTAAACTTCAATTTTGGCCAAAGAATTACGAGTGGTCTCGTGACAAATGGTCAGCTAATTTTACAATGAAGAAAGAAGATCAAAGAACTTCATATAATCCGAACTCAAGAGGTTACGAGATGATGCCTAACTCTAATGCTAGGCACAGAGAAATGAACACCCGTCGACTATCTCATGAGCCGGAGGAGTACATGGCCGAAGGTAGTTACACGTGCAATGAATGCGGAACCTCTTATGAAGCAGTTGTTATTAATGAAGGTGATGTATGCGAGTGCGGAGGTTCATTAACTAGAGAATAAGTTATATGCAAAGATTCGTAAAATCATTCAGTCAATTTAATGAATCTCTGGTTTCAGAGAGCCTACTCTATCATATTAATGAAGGTATTTCAATAGCAGAGTCGGTGTATCGTCCAGCAAGCCAAGCTCATTTTGAGCTCCTGGCTGAAGCTAGATCGGCATACGCCAGAGGAGAGATTGAACTTACTGGAATTGACCAGCTCTTATTTGAAGAGACTGATCTTGGAAGGTTTGGAGAATATCAAGGCGAGATTGTGCCGTTGGACTTTTTGTTTGAGGCAGAATATCATGGAAAGACCGTTGAGATTGGCAAGCCAATGAGAGGCGGCGCAAAGAAGTATTACGTGTACGTAGTTAATCCAAAAACCAAAAAGGTTAAAAAGATCGCGTTCGGAGACGTACACGGTGGATTAACTGCTAAGGTGAGTAATCCTAAAGCTCGTAAAAGTTTTGCAGCCAGACATCAATGTCATCTAAAAAATGACAGAACTACTGCAGGTTACTGGGCATGCAGAATTAACAGATACGCTCATCTATGGGGAGGTAAAACATATCCGGGGTTTTGGTAATATGGAAAAGCCGTACACTAATCTTGATGAAGAGAATGGGGTTCTAATTAGAGAATTTTCTCAAACACTTGATCCAATAGAGTTAAAGTGGCATCGTGATGATGAGACCAGAGAAATAATTTCAGAAAATAGGACGGATTGGATGATCCAGTTGGATAATGCACTGCCTGTCTCGTTAAATAATAATGTACGGATTCCAAGACATGAATGGCATCGGCTAATCAAGGGAACCGGTACACTAACTTTAAAAATTAAAAAGGAACCAGTATGAAATTCTCAATCGGAGACAGAATTATGATCAAGGCAGACGCTGAAGAGCTACAAAATGGCGTCATTGAAGTGGTAGACGGTGCGACCGGTACCATTTCTGAGATCTATCAAAACAACTATGAGCCTGATGTTGATCGTTTTGAAGTTGAACTAGATGAACCTATTGAATATAGCGACGACCAACTTAGCACCGTGCCTGGTCTCTATTCTGATAATATTGAATTGGTCAAGAGTCGAAAGACCTCTGCTGAAAAAACGATTAGATCTAGCAAAAAGAGAATTAATGAGAAATACGCAATGTCTTTTGCGGATCTAGTAAAAAGAGAAGGTCTAAAGAAGTAATGGCAAAGGCAATTGAATCATTTAAGGCATACGTAATAACCGAGTCATATAAGGGCCCTGAACAACTTAGGCTGGCACAGAACCTGTATCAAAAGCCTGAAATTTTCAAAAAGGAATTTGACGATCGCAGAACTGGCCTGTATGACATGCCTGACTCAATGGACGGTGACGTGGCTGGACTATCAAAGGAGGAAAATGAGCTACTCAACGAACTAGGATTAGGCAATTCAATTGAGATTGAAAATATGGAGGTTCGCAATCTAGAGCTTGAATATGATATGATAGTCGATTGGACCGCAGTTGGGATTGACCGAATAATATTCATTCCAAAAAGAATTAAGTTGACAATTGAAGTTTTAGGTAGGTCTGATTACAATAAAGAAGAGATAACAAAGGTCATTGAAATAATTGATGATAATATCGGAGACCGTTTTGAATGGGACGTTACTCGTCAGTGTTTTCCGATTGAGCCGACTGGCGTGGAAATTCACATGAATGATTCATTTGACGCTAGTCAATTCAGGTACGAGTTCACGATTGGTGAATGGCGATAATCGACCTCTTAACCATATTAAATGCAGGAAGACTCAGTGTCTTCCTTTTTTATTTTCTGCGATAAATAAACTAAAATGATTGTATTTAATGGCAGATATTAATGCACTATTAACAGCACAAGCGTTCGCGGGAGTGAACTACATGGAAAAGCTAGCCGTAGATAAATCAAAGACACCGTTTGACACCGAGTTACTTGGTACAAACGATCAGGGAAACTTGCAACACAATGTAAGTTCAATAATGAACAAGTTTACGGTGTTCCAATATGCACCCTTAAATGCCGGTCTTAAGTATAGTGCGGAGGGTCACTTCATTGGCTTTACCAGTAAGCTTAAATCAGATGGCGCAAATTTACAATCTTCACGAGCAGCTACCCTGGCGCAGATTAATGACCTATATCGTGATAGAGCATCAGCTAAACTAAGGAAACAGGAAGAACGTGTGAAAGAGATTGAAGCTCGAATTCAATTTTATCAGAATAACGATGGCGCGCTAAGGGACTCGGCTGGAAAGTTTAGGGCTATATCGACCGATATTTTATCTAATCCAACGGCTGGTCGATTAATCCAATG